ATGAGCATCAATGCGGTGCAGTTCCAGGCTGGATTGTCGATGCCTGAGTTCTTCGCGTTCTACGGCACCGAGGCCAAGTGCTATCGCGCGCTCTACACGTGGCGTTGGCCGCAGGGCTTTCGTTGCCCTGTTTGTGCCGGGCGCGTGCGCTCGCGTTTCAAGCGGCGTGCTGCGATCTACTACCAATGCAGCGCGTGCCGGCATCAGACCAGTCTGATGGCAGGCACGATGTTCGAAGGCACCAAACTGCCGCTGCGCACCTGGATGCTGGCCTTGCACCTGTTGACCTCGACCAAAACCAACATGGCCGCACTGGAGCTGATGCGTCATCTGGGGGTTAACTACAAGACGGCCTGGCGGATGAAGCACAAGATCATGCAGGTCATGGCCGAGCGTGAAGCCACGCGGAAATTGGCGGGTTTCGTGCAGATCGACGATGCCTATCTCGGCGGCGAGCGTAACGGTGGCAAGGCCGGACGCGGATCAGAGAACAAACAAGCGTTCCTGATTGCGGTGCAGACCGATGCCACCTTCACCGCGCCGCGCTTTGTGGTGATTGAGCCGGTGCGCAGCTTCGACAACACCTCGCTGCAGGACTGGATTGCCCGTCGCCTGGCGCCCGAATGCGAGGTCTACACCGATGGGCTGGCCTGCTTCCGCCGGCTGGAAGACGCCGGCCACGCGCACACCACGCTGGACACTGGCGGTGGTCGTGCCGCGACCGAAACGGCCGGTGCACGTTGGCTCAACGTGGTGCTGGGCAATCTCAAACGCGCCATCAGCGGCGTGTATCACGCTATCGCGCAAGGCAAATACGCAAGGCGCTACCTGGGAGAAGCGGCCTATCGTTTTAATCGTCGATTCCGCTTGCGCGAGATGCTGCCGCGACTTGCCACGGCCATGATGCAATCCAACCCATGTCCAGAGCCGGTCCTGCGTGCAGCGAGCAATTTTCATGGCTGAGAGTCAGGGCTAATCAGGAAGATTTTTACAAAAATCTGAGAATAGGCACCCACCTGTGCCGTACTAAACTGCAAAAGAAAGCCGCACTTTTAGAGTGCGGCTCAATGAGTTTGGAAGCTCCGATCAGCGTGGGGTTTGAAAGGCTTTACGGCTCGTGCGTGGGTGGTCCAACGATCACGACACCGCCACCGGGTGGCGTAGGGGGGGGGGTGCCAGGGCTTGTGCCGCCATTATTTCCACCCCCACCGCCTCTAATTAATGTTCCGTCATCACGTTTTTGCGTGCCGGGCACTGGGATAACGCAAACGGTTGAGCCCACGCATGCGACCGTCGCATTTTCACTGGATCCGTCAGAATAAATCACAGTGAAAGTTGAGCCTCGGGGCAAAGCCGTAAATCCGTGCACTGTCCTGTAAGCACCCCAAAGCCCGAACATCGCCGCTACCCGAAGTTCCGACATGTCCAAGACGGTGACACCTTGAGCCGCTGGGACATTGTTATATGGGGCATCGCCTGCGCGAATGGTAACCGCTCCAGCCGCAAGCGGCAGAATTAAAATCATTAATGCAATAAATGATCGGCAGCTTTTAAAAAAATTATTTCTCTGTATTTCCATATAAATCCCTTTTATTTTTCTGCATCAATCAATGATCGGATTCTTTCAATCTCTTTATCAAGCGCTTTCAATTGCCCGGGTGGGACAAGGTTCTTTCTTACAAGATCCTCGTAAGAGGATGAGTTGCAAACACCATAACTTATACATGCCATATCTAGCCGGTAAGACCCCGGTCCACAATCGGCACCCATTCGACAGCCTGCCAAGGCCCATGCGTATTCTGAGTAGTTACCTGAACCTCCAGGAGCGGACGACCCGAGCTCTATCGAAGCGGCAGGATTAGATAAAACCTCATCGACTGAGAATATTGCCTCGGCGTCTTTACTCTGTATTGCCTTGGCGATCAGATCTCTATATTCATCCGAGCTCATCGCCTTTCCAGATGCAATCTTCAGTCTAGCAATCAAGTCTCCGCGCTTCGCAGCCTCCGAATACCAAAGCTCAATCGCATCTAAAGGTATTACCTCGCCGCCATCAACCTGACTGCAGTAATGCGAGGTGCGATCCTTTATTTGCTTGTATCGGTCTGAATTTTCCTTCTTTAATTCTGAGAATGAATCTAACGTGCCCGCAAATTTTTGCGGCGACAGGCTGTACATAGCGCATCGTTCGTAGATCTGCGCTAGCTGTCGCTGTGCAACAGCGTCCCCCGCCTCAGCGCGGCCCTTAGTTTCATGGAAATTTCGATATATCTCGTCCGAAGGCTTCGATGCCCAAGTTGCTGACTGCTGTGTGATCGAACTGCCGCCAACCCGTGCATTCTGCGCTACATTAGCTTTGCGTGCGCTAGCTTCATTGCCCGCATCACTCGATACACTCGTTAACGACGGGGACTTGAATATTAAAAACGTGAGCAGCGCAGCGGCGACTAATCCCACAGCAGTAAATAGCTGAAATCTTTTCACTAGCCCTCCATGACTTTATTTATTAATGAATAATGAATGAAATTTCATGCAACGCATTATTTGCACTTTTTTTGCATAATGTCAACAAGATCAAACAACGCTGAGCTACCGGTGATTTGGCTAGCTGTGCTTTTGGCTCAAAGCACGTATGTTGTTAGAGCAAGGTATCTATAACTTTTCAGAGATCTTCAATGACGGCTATACGGTCACGATCCCCCAGTTAGGTGCAAACTCAGCAAGTTACGGACTACCTCTCTTTCTGCTTCAGATAGGCCAAGTATTACTCTCTGGGGATACAGTGCCTCTGGGCCATTTGGACGCACACGATCTTTCAGTCCCTCTTGATGGACACGCGCGATACGCGATACGCGCCCCACGAATCCCACGCTAACTTGGTTAGGGCTGGCGCTGACCTTGAAGTACTTGGCCTGTCGCAGCTTGGCAAACATCTTCTTGCGTTTGACTCTGCCCGCCTTATCCCGCAGCTGCTGCTTGCGTGGTGCATAGGGAGTGCCGTCCGGCGCCTGCTGCTTGCCGATGCGCTGGCTCTGCGAGCGTCGCAACGCGGTGCCGATCTTGCGGGCCAGCTTGCGCCGTTCGCCCTCCTGCAGGCGCGCCAGCAGCGGTGCGGCGCCATCCTTCGCCGTCACGACCACCCGTTCGGTCAGCGGCAACTTGATCGACAGATCCACCGCATCGTTGGCGAGGATGTCGGCCTCGAAGGCGATGTCGCCACGGCGCGCCGGGTTGGACAGCAGCTCCGACTGATTGACCTGCACCCATTCCAGCAGCGGCAGCATCACGCTGTCCGGGTGGCCGGCGTAGTCGGTCACGATGAGGTTAAGGTTGTACTGGTATTCAAACGACAGCCCCGGCTGGAACGTGCTGACCAGGCTGCCGGCATCGATAAACACCAGCAGCCGGTCGGCATCGCGTGCCAGGTCCGGCAGGGCCGCGACCAGATGCGCGCGCAGGCTGGCGGGCTTGATCATGGCGCCGGCTCCGGTGCGTGCAGGTCGATCCAGTCCTGCAGCGCGCTCAGCTGCGCGGCGGTGGCGTGGCAGCTGGTGTAGTTGTCGGCGACGGTACCGGCAATGCCAGAGAGCGTAATGCCGACGGCCGGCGCATCAGGATCTCCGGCGGGCGGCCCGGCAGGGTTGCCCGTGGCGGCGGCGTCGTGCAGCCGCACAAAGCCAGCAGGGATAGCGCAAGCAGCATCGGCTTTCTGGGTGACATAGATCGGGATCTCGCGGGTGATGGTGGCGCCGGCTTCGCGCACGATCTGCACGCGGTCGACGTACTCGACAACGGTTTTTGTGGAAGCCCTTGCACTGTCGCGCTCCGCGATGGCGGCAGCCTTTGCGTCTAGCGCTTGCTTGCGCTCTGTGCGCGCAGTGCTGACGCGTCGCTCCTGCCACACGCAGCCACCGACGAGCACTGCAATCAGCACCAGCAGGATGATCAGGCGCGTGACCATCAGCTCACGCCCAGGATCTGCAGGGCGCGCTGCGTGCGCGTGACGCGATCGCTGTGGCCTTCGGGCAACCGCTTGGCGCGTACGTTGCCCAGGTTGATCTTGCGCCCCAGGCCAAGCACATCGCCCGCATCAGCCAGCAGGTTGAGGCCGTTGTCCTGCCAGTACGCCGCCGCACCCAGTGCGCTCGGCTCAATCTGCAGCAGATCCGGCTGCTCTTCCACCGGCAATCCAATCAGCACACCGATGCGACGGTAGTTGCCCCGGAAGGTGTGCTGCATCGGGCCACGGCCCCGGTAGCGGTGTCCATCGCCGCTGGCGGCGTTGCCGTTGCCCAGGCGGTCGGCATAGACGAAGTTAGCCAGGCCCTCCGGGTTGCGTAGGAACTTGGGCGCCTGGGCCGGCGTGATACGCGCGCCAAACACTTCCAACAGCCGAGCGCTGGTGGTGTAGGTCAGCCCTTCTTCCATACGCGACAGGCTCAGGCTTTCGTGGCCGACCTGGCCGAGCCAATGCGCGGCGCGGCGCTTGGTGGTGATGCCAAAGCGGTTGGCGGCGGCAAGCAGTGGGCCATGCCAGCGCTGTGCGCGTTGAGCCGAGCACTGCATGATCGAGGCGAGCTGGGTATCGGTGAACATCAATCGACCTTCAGGATGCGCGCCACATTGCCCTGGGCGCGGTAGGTGAGCACCGCCAGCACGATCAACGTGCCCAGGTGCCAGAGACTGACTTGCGAGCCGGCGCCGGCCAGCAGGATGTGCAACGCCTGGCCGCCGGTGCTGGCGATCAGCAGCCACGCGCACCAGCCTGCGCCGCGTCGATGGCGCGCATCGACCGGGCGGTGGTAGGTAAGCAGGCGGACGCAGATGGCGAGCGAGGCCATCAGCGTCAGGACGGTGACCAGGCTATGCACTGGGCGGACCTCCACGACGTAGGAAGGAAAAGTCGAAGGACTTGCTCTTTTCGATCAGGCCCAGCGTGACGGTGATCGCGCACGCCGCACTCGCAAAAGCGGCTACGCCACTGGACTTGATCGGCAACCAGCGCAGCAGCTCCGGCGCCAGCTGGTAGCCGGCGATCACGCTCACCGGGAAATAGATCAATCGCGCCAACAGCGGCTGCTTGGCGGCGGACACCACGAACAGCGCGCCGCCGGCGAAGGCACCGATCAGCGCGTCGCCGTCAATGCCAGGCAGCACGGAGGCAAGGCCCACACCGGTGGCGATCAAAAAGCCGCTCGATACGGAGGTGGGTTCGGTCATCAGATCAGTCCCATAGCTGCACAAGCGGCGTCATCGCCGCTGTGGTGGTTGTTACCTCGGGCAACTCCACTGGCGTGCCATGCGGCAGCACGGCGCCCAGCTCGGCCAGGCCGGGATTGAGGAGGTAGGTGCGCTCGACCAGGCCGGCCGTGCTGCCCAGGTGGCGCCAGCACAGCAGGTCGACGGTGTCGCCTTGCATGGCGTGCACGCGCATCAGATGAGCTCCACCGTGCTGCGCGGCAGGTTCTGCAGGTCGCGCACGGCCCAGCGCTGGTCGCGGCGTAGCTCGGTGATGCTCGGTGACAGGTCATCGGCGCGCTGGTTGGCGCTGTCGGTCGCGTCGAAGCTGCGATAACGCTCTGCCACCTCGACCGCCGTGGCACACGCGACGGCGCGCAGGTACAGCTGCACACGGCGCGAGACGCCGTCGACGGTGGTGCTGGGCACATCGGCCAACGCGGCCCAGCCGGCGGCCTGCTGCGTCTGCGCCCAGGTCTGCAACTCATCGTTGACCGCCAGCATGGCGGCGACGATGGCGTGGCGCAGGCGTGCATCGGTGACGGTGCCATCCAGGCGCATGCTCGCCCGCACGCTGGTCGGGGCGATCGCCGGCCAAAACGGCGCATTGGCGATCGCATCAGGCGTGGCGCTCGTGGTGCCGGTGGCAGTGAATCCGCTCATGGATGGCTCGGAAGAGATCGCCGGTGGTCGGGGCGTCACCGCAGCGGTGCATTGCTGTGGATCTGCCCCGAGCCGGCGAGGGTTGCGGGGACGCTCGGTTATGCGTTGGTGCCCGCAGGCTCAACGCTGAACTTCTTCAAGAGGCGCTCGGCGCGCTCCAGATCCTTCTTGCCGCCGCAGCTGCCGTGCAGTGCGATGGCGCGCTGCAGGTCGGCCACAGCGGCAGCGGCGATCGGCTGCGCCTGGTCGGCGGGCGTTTCGTCAGTGATGCCTGCCAGCGATGCGCGTGCCAATGCCAGGTGCAGCTTGGCGCGCACCTCGTCGGGCATGTCCTGCTCGGCGGTCAGCGCGGCGGTGTCGGCCAGGACGGCCGCATCGAACGGCTGGCCGGTCTTCTGTGCCGACAACGCTGCTTCGGCGATCTCTTCGGCCAGCACGCAGCCCACCGTGCGGGTGAAGCGGTCGGGCATCTGCAGCTGGTGCTTGAGCACATAGGCGCCCAGCTCCAGCGCGCCGGCATAGTCGCCGGCATCAATGCGCCACACCATGCACGTGGTGACGATCTCATCCTGCGCACCCTGGCCACCGGCCAGCACGCCGGCCAGATACGGCACGTAGGCTGGCAGCAGCTGCACCTTGAGCGTGGCCTTGCCCTGGTCGGACTGGATCTGCTTCAGCCGCAGGCGATCGCTCTGCAGCTGCGCCATGTGCTGCTCGTAGGCGGTGGCGCCGGCCATCAGCTGGTGCGGTGCGCGCTGGGCGGCTTCCAGCTCGGCGAGCACGCGGCTGTGGTGACGCTTGGCGGGACTGTCGGCCATGGCTTAGGCCTCAATCTCGATGTGCTCGACCACGCAGCCCAGGCCGTAGTCTTCGACCACGTAGGCATCGTTGGAGGACTCGTAGTTCTCGATACGATCGCGTGCGGGCACTTCCTGGATGTAACGGCGACGGCCGCCGGTCTGGTAGTAGATCGACAGGTTCGCCAGCGAGGTCACCATCAACGCGCCGTCCGGCAGATACGGCACCTCGGCCACCTGCAGGCCGCCCACGCGGCGCTGGCTCAAGATCAAGTCGGTGGCGATCTTCTCGCTCGCCGGCTGATCCTTGTTGACCATCGGGAAATACTTGTCGTGCATCAGGTCGCGGCCGAGCACCACCACCAGGCTCGGATCCTTGCGGTGCCACGGGTCCAGCAGGTTGCTCACCACGTCATACACCAGCGCGTCGAGGTTGCCGTAGTCGGCACCGGCACCGCCGATAACGACCTTGCCGGCAGTCTTGCCGCTCGCCAGCACGCGTTGGGCGGCGTTGGTGCGGTACTGCTGCAGCCAGCCGATGTTGACGTCTTCCAGCAGCGGGAACGCAGCGCGATCGGTGTCGGCAGCGGCATGCGTGCCGTTGAAGCCGATCTGCAGACGGTCCAGCGCCTGACGCTTGACGATGGCATCGCGCAGACGTGCCTGGAAGTCCGGGAACTTGGCCCAGGTATCGAGCAGCGCATACGGAATCGCGGTGTCGAAGTCGGTCTTCTTGGCGAGGTACTCGTTCTTGTCGAGCGCGGCCACGTTGCGCGGGGTGCGGGTCTTGCCGGCGCCGGTATCGGTGCGACTGGCGATGCTACCGGTGACGCCGATGCCCACCTTCTGCCCGGACAATTCGTCCACCGGGATGATGTTGACCTTGGACAGGAACTCGCTCGATTCCTGCATGCGCGTTTCCAGCTTCTGCTGCACGGTCGGATCGACAGCGAAGGAGTGGAAGGCGGAGGTGATGCCATTGAGCTTGGCGATCTGTTCGGCGAACTGGTTGAACTGCAGGCGGGTGGCGTTTTGCATGGTGGCTCCGAAGGGTGTGGCGCTGGCGGCGTGTGTGTGTGGTGGGATCAGCAGTCGGTCAACACGGCCGCGCCGGTACCGGTGACCACCGGGCGTGCGGGCTGCGTGGGGTCCGGCTGCTGCGACAGCGACTCGCGCAGCTGCGCCAAGTCGTTTGCCAGCTGCTCGTGCTTGGTCTTCTGCTCGGCGTGCTCGGCCTGCAGGCGGTTGAAGCGTTCGTTCTGGCCGCGCACGTGCTCGGCAATTTCTTCGATGCCTTCGCCGAGGTCTGCAAACTGCGCGGCGGTGATGCCGGTGGCGTCCCCGCTCTTGAGCGCAGTGCGGATCCGGCTCAACAGACTGGCGACCGGCCCTTCGCTGACTTCGCTGAATTCCAGCGCGGTTTCCTCGGCGACGGTGAACAGGTTGCCCGGTGACTGCTTGCGGTCGGCCAGTGGATTGGCGTCGGGGTTCTGGCTGGCGAAGCTGAGCATGGAAGTGCCCAGGCTGGCCGGCGAATCGGTGACCGCCAGGCCGACCAGATACGCTTTGCCGGTGTTGGCGAACTTCTCCTGCACCTCGATGCTGGTGTAGAGCTTCTGCTTGGACTTATTGATGGTGATCAGATCGGCGGTCGGCTCGATCTGGGCGAACAGCGCCAGGCGCTTGCTGCCATCAATCTCCACCTCTTCGGCCTTGACGGCGGTGACATCGCCATACGCGCGGAACGGCGAGTCAGGCAACAGGCTGCGCATGTGCTCGATCCAGATGCGGGCATTGTAGGTCTCGCGGTTGTAGGTCGCGGCCATGTCGTCAATCCAGCTGCGCTGAATCGTGCGGCCATCGGTGGTGGCGCCTTCGACGGCCACGCGGAACCAGTTGGAACGAAACTTCTTGGCCTTGGCCGACATGGGTGTCCTCTGCGCTGGATGCGTTTGCGATGACCCATGGTCAAATGCGACGCATAGCGCAGCAACGAAAACACCGTGTAAAAAAGGTGATTACGCGTTGCTCAACTGTCGGGATTAAGAGGTGTGCTGCACCCTGATCGGCATGCAAAGCGTTGCCACCCAGCTCCCGATGGACACCCGCAGACAGGCCAAATTCCTGTACTGGATGGGCTGGCGCGTGACCGAAATTGCGCAGGCCATCGGCGAGAACGAGAAGACTGTACACAGCTGGAAGTCGCGTGACGAGTGGGATCGCGCAGACAACGTTGAGCGCATCGGCGGAGCACTGGAAGCACGCCTGGTTGTGCTGATCATGAAGCCGGAAAAATCCAGTGGCGACTTCAAAGAAATTGATCTGCTGCATCGGCAGCTGGAGCGCCAGGCGCGGATCCAGCGCTACCAGGGCGGCGGCAACGAGGCCGATCTGAATCCGGCTGTTGCCAACCGCAATGCCGCGCCGAAGAAGAAGCCCAAACGCAACGACTTCACCGAGGAACAGATCGAGCAGCTGACCACGGCATTCGTCGACGGCTGCTTCGACTATCAGCGCGACTGGTACCGGGCTGGCAACGAGCGCACCCGCATCATCCTCAAGTCGCGCCAGATCGGCGCCACGTTCTACTTCGCCCGCGAGGCGCTGATCGATGCGCTCACCACCGGGCGCAATCAGATCTTCCTCAGTGCGTCCAAGGCGCAGGCACACCTGTTCCGCGGCTATATGCAGCAGTTCGTGCGCGAGACGATCGACGAGACGCTCTCCGGCGGCGACAGCATCGTGTTTCCCAACGGCGCCGAGCTGTTCTTCCTGGGCACCAATGCGCGCACCGCGCAGGGCTACCACGGCAATTTCTACTTCGACGAGTTCTTCTGGACCTACGGGTTCAACGAGTTGAACAAGGTCGCCAGCGGCATGGCGATGCACAAGAAGTGGCGCAAGACTTACTTCAGCACGCCATCGAGCATGGCGCATGAGGCCTACACGTTCTGGACCGGCGAGCGCCGCAACAAGGGTAAGCCGGCTGCGCAGCGGATCCAGATCGATGTGTCGCATGACGCGCTCGCTGGCGGGCGCCGTTGCCAGGACCGCGCCTGGCGGCAGATCGTCAACATCCTTGATGCCCAGCGCCGTGGCTGCGACCTGTTCGATATCGAGGAACTGCGCGAGGAATACAGCCCGGACGCGTTCGCCAACCTGTTGATGTGCGACTTTGTCGACGACGGCGCCAGCATCTTTCCGCTGGCGATGCTGCAGCCGTGCATGGTCGACAGCTGGATCGAGTGGGGCCAGGACTACAAGCCGTTTGCCGCGCGCCCCTATGGCGATCGCGCGGTGTGGATCGGCTACGACCCAGCCGAAACCGGAGACACCGCTGGCCTGGTCGTGCTGGCGCCACCGCAGCAGCCCGGCGGCAAGTTCCGGCTGCTGGAGCGCATCCAGTTCCGGGGCATGGACTTCGCCAAGCAGGCCGCCGAGATCGAGCGCATCACGCGCCGCTACTGGGTGACCTACATCGGCATCGACACCACCGGCATGGGCAGCGGCGTGGCGCAGCTGGTGAAGCAGTTCTTCCCGAATCTGGTGACCTTCAGCTACTCGCCGGAGGTCAAGACGCGCCTGGTGCTCAAGGCGTTCGACGTAATCCACAACGGGCGGCTGGAGTTCGACGCCGGCTGGACCGATGTGGCGCAGTCGTTGATGGCCATCCGCAAGACGATGACGGCCAGCGGCCGCCAGTCCACCTTCACCGCCGGCCGCTCGGAAGAGACCGGCCACGCGGACCTGGCGTGGGCACTGTTCCACGCGCTGCAGAACGAACCGCTGGAAGGGCGCACCGCGCGCAATTCCGGCTTCATGGAGATCTCTTGATGTTGACCGATCAGCTGCCCGCCACCGCGCCTGCAGCGCCAGCCGTGCCTGCACGCACCGAGGCGTTCACCTTTGGCGACCCGACGCCGGTGCTCGATGGTCGCGGCGTGCTGGACTATCTGGAGTGCTGGCAGAACGGGCGTTGGTACGAGCCGCCGGTGGCCCTGGATGGCCTGTCCAAGACCACGCGTAGCAATCCGTTCCTGCAGTCCGGGCTGATCTTCAAGCGCAACATGCTGGCGCGCACCTTCAAGCCACATCGGCTGCTGTCGCGTGAGGCCTTCGAGCAGCTGTCGCTGGATTGGATCACCCTGGGCAATGGCTACCTTGAGCGCCGCCGCAACCGCATGGGCGGTGCGCTGTCGCTGGCTGCGCCGTTGTCCAAATACATGCGGCGCGGCATCGCAGAGGGCGAGTACTTCCAGGTGCGCACCTGGCACGACGAGCATGTATTCGAGCCGGGTAGCGTGTTCCAGCTACGCGAAGCCGATGTCGATCAGGAGCTCTACGGCCTGCCCGAGTGGATGCCGGCGATGCAGTCCGCGCTGCTCAACGAGTCAGCCACGCTGTTTCGCCGCAAGTACTACAACAACGGCTCCCATGCTGGTTTCATCCTGTACCTGACCGACCCGCAGCAGAGCCAGGAAGACGTCGACGCGCTGCGCAACGCCATGAAGGGCGCCAAGGGGCCGGGCAACTTCCGCAACCTGTTCCTGTACTCGCCAGGCGGCAACAAGGACGGGCTGAAGCTGATCCCGGTCAGCGAAGTGGCGGCCAAGGACGAGTTCAGTGGCATCAAGGGCATCACCCGCGACGACATGCTGGCCGCGCTGCGCATCCCGCCGCAGCTCATGGGCATCGTGCCGCAGAACGCTGGCGGTTTCGGGTCGATCCGCGAGGCAGCTGCCGTCTGGGCCGCCAACGAGCTGGAACCGCTGCAGGCGCGCATGTTGAAGATCAACGACTGGGTGGGCGATGAGGTGATCTCGTTCACCCCGTACGCGCCGCCAGCGACCGCGTAATCCTTTCCCACCGCAAGACCACGCAATGCTCAAGAACCTCCGTTGTGGCGAATGCGCCCGCCTGCTATGCAAGGCCGGCGCCTTCGATGAAATTCAGACCTGATTAGCCCTGACTCTCAGCCATGAAAATTGCTCGCTGCACGCAGGACCGGCTCTGGACATGGGTTGGATTGCATCATGGCCGTGGCAAGTCGCGGCAGCATCTCGCGCAAGCGGAATCGACGATTAAAACGATAGGCCGCTTCTCCCAGGTAGCGCCTTGCGTATTTGCCTTGCGCGATAGCGTGATACACGCCGCTGATGGCGCGTTTGAGATTGCCCAGCACCACGTTGAGCCAACGTGCACCGGCCGTTTCGGTCGCGGCACGACCACCGCCAGTGTCCAGCGTGGTGTGCGCGTGGCCGGCGTCTTCCAGCCGGCGGAAGCAGGCCAGCCCATCGGTGTAGACCTCGCATTCGGGCGCCAGGCGACGGGCAATCCAGTCCTGCAGCGAGGTGTTGTCGAAGCTGCGCACCGGCTCAATCACCACAAAGCGCGGCGCGGTGAAGGTGGCATCGGTCTGCACCGCAATCAGGAACGCTTGTTTGTTCTCTGATCCGCGTCCGGCCTTGCCACCGTTACGCTCGCCGCCGAGATAGGCATCGTCGATCTGCACGAAACCCGCCAATTTCCGCGTGGCTTCACGCTCGGCCATGACCTGCATGATCTTGTGCTTCATCCGCCAGGCCGTCTTGTAGTTAACCCCCAGATGACGCATCAGCTCCAGTGCGGCCATGTTGGTTTTGGTCGAGGTCAACAGGTGCAAGGCCAGCATCCAGGTGCGCAGCGGCAGTTTGGTGCCTTCGAACATCGTGCCTGCCATCAGACTGGTCTGATGCCGGCACGCGCTGCATTGGTAGTAGATCGCAGCACGCCGCTTGAAACGCGAGCGCACGCGCCCGGCACAAACAGGGCAACGAAAGCCCTGCGGCCAACGCCACGTGTAGAGCGCGCGATAGCACTTGGCCTCGGTGCCGTAGAACGCGAAGAACTCAGGCATCGACAATCCAGCCTGGAACTGCACCGCATTGATGCTCATCACGTCACCTCGTTGGCTTCAGAGTGACAGCAGCATCCACCCAGCGCGGCGCAGATCCTGCGACTGGCGGCTGAAGGTCAGGGCTAATCAGGAACAGAATTCACATACGGCGCTAGTGCGCAGTCGAAACATGGGAACGGCTAAAGTGTTGCAATGCCCGGCGGCGGCGGATGCCGCTGACCACCGATGCGCTTCAGAGGGCTGGCTTCACCTGGCGCGGCATCACTGTCTGGGACAAGACCGAAGGCGCGCAGCCCCAGCTGGGCCGCTTCCGCAACCAGGCCGAATATATTGTGTGGGGCAGCAAGGGCAACATGCCGCTGGACCGCGTTGATGCGGCAGCTGGTGCGGATCTGTGAGTCAGGCGGACGCGTGCTAGACCCGTTTGCCGGAAGTGGAAAGACTCTGGTGGCGGCGCAGGCGGAGGGCTACAGTTTTACAGGTGTGGAGATGACTTTACATTACTCTGATGTTGCAAGGGTGCGGCTCAATAACTGATAGGCCTGCGTTCGCTCTTCAACCACAGCAAAGCGCCGCACGGAGGCGGTGCTTTGCTTAGTCAAGAGCTCATCCGAGTACCACAAGGGATGCTGATGATAAAGGCCAGCAGCCTGAGCGCCGACCCGTTCGCCTTCATCCAGAGTGCGCCGCAGCGGTACGCCTCACCCGTCGGTCGGCGCCAATTCCCACCCAGCGTTCTCACCGCCGGGGGAAAGAGGATTGTCGTCGCCGGCAGCGGTTGGCAGGTCGGCCGGAGCGAGGGAGTAGCTATACAGCTCGTGCAGCACCTGTTGCATCGGCGTGTAGTAGACGATAGATCTACCGTTAGGCTCGCCGGAGGAGACGATCCCGATCAGATGCCGGTCATAGGTAACGACTGGGCCGCCGGAGTCGCCGTTGTCGATGCTATTGAGCTCGGACGCGTGGGCGGAACTGATGTGCTCATAACTTGGCCTCCAAATTCCCGGCGTGATAGAGAAGCCTTGCCACACGCATCGGACGCCCGTGCGCCAACCGCTTGTGCAGAACTGCCCGTCAGGCGCGTTCGACCATCCGTTAACAGGAAGTCGTGCTTCCCGCCCGGCGCGGGGCATGAAAACTTGATTGTTCGCCCGGGGGATGTAGGACTGGATCGGATTGCAGAACGCCGCGCTGCCGTGGGAGGCGCAGTACAGCGACGATGGACCCGGCTGGGGCGAAACTCGCACTAGCTCAATGTCCGAGGTTGCCGACTGCCACACGACGTTGCCGATAGCCGCGGTACCCACGTGGATGGTCGCGTACAGTGGCGCGCAATGCTTGGCCAGCACGATCCATCGTGTGGCACGTTGATACGGCGTCAGTCTGTGGAAGATGCTCGTGGGCACTAACACCGCTCCTACGGTGCATGATCCAAAGGGAACGCTGACCTTCGAGCCGGAGATGACAGGGAGGACAGCGCGATCGGGATTTCGAGGTGCCACGACGCCCGGGGTTTGCGCCGTGGCGACCGAGGATGCGAGGGTGGTGACAATGGCGAATGCGAGGGCTGCCACATGCTTTTGCAGTGGTCGGATTTTCATCAGGGATCGAGTTCTCTCGGGGTTGTTGGGATCGGGGAAAGTGGTGATTCGCGAGGCCCATTCGCGCATTGATAGACTAGGTGGTGTCCCTACGGTGAGCAGGAGCGAATGGTGAGCCGTATAGCCATCCTTGTTGCCACCGACGCACAAGACGATGGAGTCCCCTACGTTCAATTTCGTTGGTGTTGTTGCGAGGTTGCCATCATCGGCGGCTTGGCTGGCGCCGCACTTCTTGCTTGCGAACTGTGGCATCGTGGAACGAAGGGGCGAGTAGTGCGAAGTCGGCTTCGACAGTACTTCCGCGAGTAACGCGCCGTCACAGCCTGGGATAGACACAGCGCTGGTCGACTTGGCGCGACGCTGTGGCCGGCAGGCAGCGCCTTTCTACATTGCCCGCGCCCAGGAAATCGTCGACCTGCAGAACCTCCGCCCCTGAGTGGCTGCGACCTTTGTGAGGCTTCCGAGACGAGTTGAATCGCCCCGGCTTTCGTGGAGGCCAGTTGGTGTGAGTCAGACCGACATGGCCTGACCTGCGAGTTGCCAATGGTAGTTAGCCTCGGCTTCGGCCGGCGGGATGTAGCCGAGGGACTCCATCAACCGGTGATGGTTGAACCACGAGACCCATTCGAGCGTGGCGAGTTCAACGGCTTCCTTGCTCTTCCAGGGCGCCCGGCGGTGGATCAGTTCGGTCTTATACAAGCCGTTGATGGTCTCGGCCAGGGCGTTGTCATAGCTGTCACCCTTGCTGCCTACCGAGGGCTCGATGCCCGCTTCGGCCAGCCGCTCGCTGTAGCGGATGCTGACGTATTGCGAGCCGCGGTCCGAGTGATGGATCAAGGCGCCATCGCGCTCGGGCTTGCGCGCGTACAGCGCCTGCTCCAGCGCGTCGAGCACAAAATCCGTTCGCATGGAACGGCTGACCCGCCAACCCACGATGAACCGCGCGTACACGTCCACGACGAAGGCCACGTAGACCATGCCCTGCCAGGTCGAGACGTAGGTGAAGTCACTGACCCACAACTGGTTCGGCTTGTCGGCCTTGAACTGCCGGTTCACCCGATCCAGCGGACACGGCGCCTTGGCATCCGGCACCGTGGTTAGGATCTTCTTGCCGCGTCGCGCGCCCTGCAAACCCTTGAGCCGCATCAGCCGCTCGACCGTGCAGCGCGCAACGGCCGTGCCTTCGCGCAGCATCTGTCGCCAGACCTTGCGGTAGCCGTAGACCTGCAGGTTGCTGGTCCACACGCGCTCGATCTGCGGCACCAGTTCGGCATCGCCCTTGGCCCTAGCCGGCAGCAACGCCGGGTTGCTGCGGCGTGCAGCACGGCGCCAATAGCCCGACGGGGCAACCTGCAAGGCTTTGCAGATCGACTCGACCCCGAAGTGCTCGCGTTGTGCGTCGATGAAGCCCATCACTTCTTGTGGTGGCGGTCGAGTTCCGCCTTGGCGAAATACGCGCTGGCCAGCTTCAGGATCTCGTTGGTCTGGCGCAGTTCGCGGACCTCGCGCTCTAGCTCCTTGATGCGCTGTTGCTCGGCTGTGGTCGCTCCCGGGCGCAGGCCCTGGTCCGTCTCTGCCTGGCGAACCCAGCGCCGCAGCGTTTCGCTCGTGCAGCCGATCTTGGATGCAATGGACTCGATGGCTGCCCATTGCGATTCGTACTGGCCCTGCGATTCCAAGACCATGCGCACCGAGCGCTCTACAACTTCCGGGGAAAACTTCGGGGACTTCCTCAT